CGGGAAGAGGAGTGGCGGTGAGGGACGTGGCGCGGCCGGGGGGTGGTAACGACGCAAAAGCATCCGGCCGTAATTCCTTCGCTTTCGGCAGTCACGCTGAAAGCTTAGTGGAGTACACCATCGCCATCGGCAACCAGGCTAGAACGGCGTCCTATGATAGCGTTGCTATCGGTAATGGCGCGTTCGTATCTGGTGAAAGCTCAGTGGCCTTTGGTCGTTCCAACAACGTAACAGGTGAAAACTCCGTCGCGGTTGGCGCTAATAACGGCACAGTAGCAGGTGGCCAGTCCGCCGTAGTTGGCTACAACAATAAAATCGGTTCCCAAAAGGAACAGTTAGTATTTGGCTCAAACTCAGAGGCAAATGGCCAAGGCGCGTTGGTGTTCGGCACTCATGCAAAAGCATTAGCCACTGACGCTGTTGCCTTCGGCAATAATACAATTGCAGATCGTGCAAATTCCGTTGCTATCGGCACCAATGCGGTGACCGAGGATGCGGTAGGCGTTGACGGTGTAGACCTTAACGGAACACGTCATATCTTCGCCGGCGAACAACCTGGCGCCGTCGTATCCTTTGGCGCCAAAGCTCGCACGGGTGCAGGTGGCGTGGCTCAATATAACAGACAGTTGCATAACGTGAGCGCGGGGCGTGTTGAGGCGGATAGCTTGGACGCTGTCAACGGCTCCCAGTTATACGCGGCATACGATGAAATCAACACCATCGGTGCAAAGGTGCGTACTAATACGGCTGATATCAGCACACTTCAAGGCACCTCTGCTAACCACGAAACACGTATCACGAACTTGGAAAACCGCCAATACAACATGGCCGGTGAAATTAACAATCGTATCAACGCAACAGACCAACGCGTCAACCGTTTAGGTGCATCTAGCGCAGCTTTGTCCGGGCTCCATCCTTTGGATTTCAACCGAAACGATAAGGTAAACTACGCAGTTAGCTACGGCCATTATCGTAGCAGCAACGCCGTAGCACTTGGAGCGTTTATTCGTCCAAATGAACGATTGATGATTGGTGTAGGGGCTACATTAGGCGCTGAAAATCAGTACACCATTAATCTTGCATTTAAGACAGGTAAAGGTTCTGACTACATCGCTGAGGCTAAGGATGCCCAAAGTCGTATCTCTAAGTTAGAACGATTGGTTGATGAGTTAACGCAAGAAGTTGCTGCGCAACGTCGTATTTAGGAGGTCGCTATGAATAAACCTAAAACTCACACACTATCAATCAATATGGATTTGAGTGAAGACTACCGCTCCTTGCGTTGTGCATGTAGAACCACATTAACAGACAAGAAGGTACTTGGCGCAATGTTAGCTAGTGCAGTAGTAGCTATCGCTCACGACTATAGCCATGACCCGCACGCGTTTGCAAAGGCAGTAACCAGTACGGTTATGGAATTTATTGATAAACCGGGATTTACAAAACCCAAAGAACAATTATCTTAGGGGTGATGCAAGTGGCCCGAAAGAATAGAAGAAAACGGATTGTGAAAGATACTGCAATAGAGTCGTTGATTTCACCTAAAACGAATAAAACCGCTCCGCCTAGTCCGTGGGAGGTATCGAAATCTCTAAGGGAACAATCTAAACGTAAAAAGATTGTTTCGGAGCGACTTAATAAAATGGATACCTGGGTGTCTAGGGCTTGCAAAGTCTTATTCATCATCATAGGTGTTTGTATTCTCCTACTGCTACACTTTCACGGCATTATTTAGATATTAACTAGAAAGGATGTTCCTTATGATCAGAATCACTTTTGAAGCAAAAAACTATGTATCCCTTTGTGAAGAACTTAAATTGTTCCTCAGCTACAGTAATATTCCTACGACAGAAGAACCGCCCACAGCTCCAGTGGTACCCGCCACAGTCCAAACTCCGCCGGTGGCTCCAGTCGCTCAACCTACTACAGTAGCACCTGTGGTACCGACATCCGTGTCGGTACCAACCACTCCAGAACCTCAACAAGCGCCAACTACACCGGCTGTTCCCGTAGCACCGGTTAAGGAATATACCTTGGAAGAAATTCAAGTGGCGCTCATACCTATCATGGACGCAGGTCGCACGAATGAAATAGTAGGGTTAATGCAAAAATATGGCGTATCGGATTTAACTAAGGTTCCTAAAGATAGCTACCCTCAACTAATCCAAGATATTCGCAACATGGGGGCTCGAATCTAATGGCTAGTCATGCGCTACTAAGCGCATCAAGTTCCCATAGGTGGCTACATTGTACGGGGGCGCCTCGATTAGAGGCGACCTTCCCTGATACTACATCAGAATATGCAAAGGAAGGAACCCTCGCACATGAACTATGTGAATTGAAATTGAAAAAATACACTACGGCGATGGCCAAAGGCACCTACACCCGGGCTTATAACAAAATCAAAAAGAATGAGTTATGGGCTCCGGAGATGGACGAAACTACAGACGTGTATCTCGAATACATCAAGTCCATCATGCTGAGCTACAAGGTCGCTCCCGTCGTAGTCATCGAAAAGCGTGTTGACTTTAGCCAATACGTGCCTGAAGGATTTGGTACCGCTGACTGTATCATCTTGGCTGGTGATACTCTTCACATTATCGACTATAAACACGGGAAAGGTGTTGTAGTTGATGCGGATCATAACCCGCAAATGATGTTATACGCCCTGGGTGCGATGCACGATTATAGTCTCTTGTATAAGTTCAACACTATCAAGATGTCCATTGTACAGCCTCGTGTGAATAATATTTCAGAGTTTGAAATGTCCTCCGATGAGCTCCGTAAATGGGGTGAGGAGGTAGTCATGCCAAAGGCTAAAGAGGCCTACGAAATGGAAGGCCACACATTTGAGGCTGGCGCCTGGTGTGGGTTCTGTAGAGCAAAGGCTCAATGTAGAACACGATGTGAGCATTTCGATGCTATGCACGTATTCACGAACCAAGACCCTCGTCTGATTAGCCTTGAAGAACTAGGTACATACCTGGAACATGGCAAAGACATCGAATCCTGGTACAAAGACATCAAGGAATACGCATTATCTGAATCCTTAGCCGGTGCAGAGGTGCCTGGTTGGAAAGCAGTAGAGGGCAGAGGCTCCAGAGCGTTCCAAGATGGCGATACTGCAATTCAAACCCTTATCAATGGCGGGGTAGATGAATCTATCCTCTATGAACGTAAGGTTCTTACCTTGGCTCAAATCGAAAAGGCTATCGGTAAGAAAGAATTTAATGAACTCGTAGGCGACCAGGTCGTTAAGAACCCTGGCAAACCTACGCTTGTAGTTGATACGGATAAGCGCCCACGTATCACTAACCAACCTAGTGCGGCGCAAGTGTTTAATACCAATGGAGGTAACTAATTATGGCATTCCAATGCAGACCAACAGAAGTTCTTTTACAAAATGTACGTCTTTCCTTTGTTCATTTACTTGAACCATACACTAATCCAAATAACTTCAGTGAAGCGAAGTACAGCGCTATGATCCTTGTACCTAAATCTGATACGGCACAAGTACAAGCTATCAATCAAGCTATTGAAGCAGCAATCGCTGATGCTCGTGTGAAACATGGCGCCAAAGTACCGGCTCAACCTAAAACACCAATTCACGATGGCGACGGCTACACGCCAGGCGGTAAAGAATACGGCCCTGAATGTAAAGGTCATTACGTGTTCAACGCGTCTCAATCCATGAAATTCAAGCCTGAAGTAGTCGACCTTCAAGGTCAACCCCTTACTGAGCCTGGCCAAGTATATTCTGGTATGTACGCCAATGTATTAGTTAACTTCTATTTCTACAATACTCAATCCTCTGGTATCTCCGCCGGTTTAGGTCCTGTGCAAAAGGTACGTGACGGCGAACCTCTTGGTGGTGGACAACCTGCATCCGCTGCATCCGTATTCGGTGCTCCACAAGGTAGCGCAGCTAATGTATTCGGTGGTGCTGAAGCAGTACAAGCTATCAACCCTGTAACCGGCCTTCCAAAGTAATAGGTGGCCATTATGCGCCACTTAAACATTGATATTGAAACATTCTCATCCAATGACATCGGCGCAGGTGTATACAAATATGTCGAAGCGGAGGATTTCGAAATTCTCCTCTTCGCATACTCGTATGACTTTGGCCAGGTTGAAGTTGTGGATCTAGCACAGGGCGAGACAATACCTGATGCGGTGATTCAAGATTTGCAAAATCCGGATGTGATTAAACATGCCTACAATGCACAGTTTGAAATTACATGCTTGAACAAAGCCGGATACACGACTCCATTACGCCAATGGCACTGCACGATGATTCACAGTGCGTATTTAGGTTACCCTATGGGCCTTGCTAAGTTAGGTGTTGCCCTAGGGTTACCACAAAATAAATTAAAGGATAAAGCCGGTAAGGCTTTAATCCGATACTTTAGTATTCCTTGTAATCCGACCAAGTCGAACGGCGGTCGAACTCGTAACCTACCACACCATGAGCCTGAAAAGTGGCGAACCTATGTCGAGTACAACAGACAAGACGTAGTGACAGAGATGGAATGTTACAAACGGCTCGCATCGTTTCCTGTACCCGATGAGACATGGAACGATTGGTACATCGATATTGAAATCAATAATCGTGGTGTACTTATCGACCGTGACCTCGTCCTCGGAGCGCTTTGCATCGATGAAGAAAACACGAACATCCTTACAAAGGAAGCTCAGGAAATTACACGCTTGGCCAATCCTAATTCTACGCAAGCACTCCTTAATTGGATCAACACCAACACAGGGGCTAATCTTCCTAACTTAACTAAGGATACAGTTGATGGCGCTCTCAAGAGTGATATTAATCAAGTGGCCAAACGTGTTCTTATGTTACGTAAGAAACTGGCCAAGTCCTCTGTATCGAAGTACGTCAAGATGGAAGAGTCCTGGGGTTCAGATTATCGCCTCAGAGGCGTGTTACAGTTCTACGGAGCCAATCGTACCGGACGATGGGCCGGACGGCTGATACAGGTCCAAAACCTACCCAGAAACTACATCGAAACGCTTGACGTTGCACGTTCCCTCGTGACACATCGTAATCGTGTAGGGCTTGAACTCTTATATGGTGATGTAGCCGATACGCTCTCACAATTAATTCGTACGGCGATTATTGCCCCAGAGGGTAAGACCTTATGTGTGGCTGACTTTTCAGCCATTGAAGCACGGGTTATCGCCTGGCTAAGCGGTGAGCAGTGGCGTCAACAAGTATTCGCCCATGATGGTGATATATACTGCGCCTCGGCATCCTCGATGTTTGGCGTTCCGGTCGTGAAACATGGTGAAAACGGACACTTACGGCAAAAGGGTAAGGTCGCTGAATTAGCCCTTGGGTATCAAGGCGGTGTGAACGCATTAAAAGCTATGGGAGCACTTGATATGGGGCTAGCAGAAGAAGAACTTCCGGACATTGTAAGGTTATGGCGGGAAGCGTCACCTTGTATTCGTGATTTATGGTACCAGGTAGAAAACGCTGCGGTGTATACCGTAACAACTGGCAACCCTATGGGCCTTGACCATGGCATTATATTTCGATTAGAAATTGATCCGATATACGGCTATCGCTACATGACGATAGAGTTACCAAGCGGACGGAAGCTATTTTACCCGGGGGCGTACATCAAGGAAAACCAATTTGGTAAGGACGCCGTCCATTTCAAGGCGCAATTCAACAACGCCTGGGTGGATGACAGCACGTATGGCGGAAAGCTTGTAGAAAACATTACGCAAGCCGTAGCTCGAGACTGCCTGGCAGTTACGTTGAGAAGATTAACGATGGCAGGGTATCCGATTACTATGCACATCCACGATGAAGCGGTTATGGAAATCCCTTCCGAAGGTAAGGAAGAAACCCTTGATAAGGTTAACGCTTTATTTGGAGCTCCGATTCCCTGGGCTGAAGGGTTACACCTATCTGCCGCCGGATTCACCAGTGATTATTATATGAAGGCTTAGAAAGGGCGTTGGTCATATGATTAATGATAAAAAACTAATAATTAGCGTAGGCCAAAGTCGCACGTCTAAACAATGGATTCAAACGGAGCTCATGTGGTCCGAGTTCATCGAACGACTTCGTACACCGCAACGGACTACGGAAACGGTTGAACAGTATCATCAGCTTCCAAAGTCCGCACAGGCTAAACTAAAGGACATCGGCGGTTTCGTCGGTGGTAGCTTAATCGGTCTCCAACGTAAGGCGATTAACGTAACAGGGCGTGACCTTATCACCCTTGACCTTGACGCTATTGAGCCTGGTCAAACGGATAATGTAGTGCGTACAGTGGACACGTTAGGTATGGCGTACGCCGTGTACAGCACTCGTTCACACACGTCACACCGACCACGGTTACGGGTAGTCATTCCAACCGACCGCACCATGACACCGGATGAGTACGAGCCTATCGCTCGTAAGGTGGCCAGTTTAATCGGCATCGGCATGATGGACTCGACCACGTTCGAGGCCTCGAGGCTCATGTACTGGCCAGGATGTTCTAGCGATGCACAATACGTATTCCGATATGCAGATAAGCCGTTCTTATCGGCTGACGGCATCCTAGCTGAGTACACTGATTGGCGAGACGTGGCATCATGGCCACAGGTACCAGGCTCTGAGACATCGGTTAGGGTGAAACAGCTTCTTACGAAGCAACAGGACCCGTTATCCAAGCATGGTATCGTAGGCGCCTTTTGTCGGCAGTATGGCATCCGTGAGGCTATCGATACGTTCTTACCTCACGTCTACGCTTATGTTGATGGTTCTAACGACCGCCTAACCTACGTCGAAGGTTCTACCATCGGCGGTGCCGTAATCTACGATGATGATAAGTTCTTATACTCGCATCACAATACGGATCCGTGCGGTGGCCAACTCGTGAACGCCTTTGACCTGGTTCGCCTTCATAAGTTCCATGACCTCGACGAGACAGCCAAGGACGGCACACCACCGCATAAGATGCCATCGTTCCTAGCGATGAGTAAGCTAGCCTTTGAGGACTCAGAGGTGGCCATCAGTATCCAGCAAGAACGCGCACGTGAGTCAGCGACGAACGTGTTCCAAGAATCGATAAGTAAAACTAATACTACCGATGTAACCGACCTTGACGCCAACGCTATGCTCGAGACTGAATGGATGAAGTCTGCGGGCCTCAAATATAACGATAATCAAGGGCTTAAGAAAACGCGTGATAACATTCTTAAACTATTAACGCATGACCCGGCCATCAAGGGGCGTATCGCATACGATAAGTTCGGTAGTCGGTATATGGCGATGGGTGCCTTACCATGGGCGCTATCGGAACACGGTAAACGCATATGGACTGACACCGATGATAGTGGTATCCAGTGGTACTTAGAAAACCGCTTCGATATCACCGGCAAGGATAAAGTCCTTGATAGCGTTCTACTGATTGCGAAACAAAATGCATTCAACCCAGTGACCGATTATTTAGACAGTCTCACATGGGATGGTGTGGAACGTTTAGACACGATCTTCATCGATTACCTGGGCGCAGAAGATAACGTGTATACCCGTGCGGTAGGTCGTAAGGCCTTCGTAGCTGCGGTAGCACGTGCGTACGAGCCAGGGTGTAAATATGACACGATGCCGGTATTAGTCGGCGCCCAAGGAATAGGGAAATCATCTCTTATTCGATTAATGGGCAAGGACTGGTACGCTGATGGACTTAACACCTTTGATGGTAAAGAAGCTGCAGAAAGCATCCAAAATAGTTGGTTAGTGGAAGGCGGCGAAATGGCCGGGTATTCTAAGGCGGAAGAAAACGCATCAAAACAATTCTTATCACGCCAGGTCGACGTATTCCGTAAGGCCTATGGCCGTCGTACTGAAGAGTATCCACGCCAATGTGTGTTCTTTGGATCCACTAATCAACACGAGTTCTTAAAGGACATCACGGGCAACCGTAGATTCTGGCCGATACAGCTTGGTTTAAAGAAACCAACGAAAAACGTATTTAAGAATTTACCGGGCGAAGTGGATCAGCTGTGGGCGGAAGCCAAAGCTAGATACCGTCAAGGGGAAAGCTTAATTATTGAAGATAATGAGGAAGTACTACGCCTTGCAAATTTAGCACGTGAAAGCCATATGGAAGGAAATGCTAAGGCAGGTGTGGTAGCTGAGTTCTTGAAACAGAAAGTACCTGAAAACTGGCAATCACTATCGATTAGTGCTAGACGGATGCAATTATCCGCAACGCATGCGGTACCTGGCCAAGAATTAGTGCTAAGGGATCGTATATGCGCGGCTGAAATTTGGTGTGAATGTTTTAACAAGGAATTATCCTGGATGAAGAAAGCCGATAGCCGAGAAATTAATCAAATTTTAGATAACATACCATTCTTAATCCGGTATGACAAGGTTAGAAAATACGGTCCGTATGGTGACCAACGAGGCTTTGAAATCATTCCAGGAATGATGTAAAAATGGGCGCAACATTCCGCAACAATCGCTGATTTTCTCAAAAAGAATGTTGCGACAAAAAAATAGAATGTTGCCCCAATGTTGCGGGAATGTTGCGGAGAATGTTGCGGTAACAAACCTAGTATTTATCTATGTTTATAGTACTTATATAT